GCTGTGTAGCTATTGCACAACAAACTCTTGAAAGGTTGCAGCTAGTGCCAGCTAAAATTTCCCACCCGGTGACGGATGGTACAAAACTACTGATACTATCTGCCACCGAGTTCGGTTGGCTTTATCCCTGCGTGATGAGGCAGGAGGAAAGGCGACTACATCGCTCATTTCTCTAAGATTTCCCCCGTACTGGGGTTTGTTGCATATTTACCTTATTCTAAGAATCTTTCCACTTAGAATTGCAGGCCTGTCAGTTTAGGTGAGGAGTTAATCCTACTTAGACACCACTAACCTTCCTAAGCTCCACTGATGGAGGCTTGGAGGTAGTCAATTGTGGGACAGCACAGGAAGAAAACAGGATTGAAATCCGGTCCTGTACCCACATACATGCTCAATGTCAAGTTGTTGGTGGTAGTACTATTATTGTATATAGACCGCCACACAACAGAATCTATTGCCGTGTCATCCGCCGAGGAACCTCCATAAGATTCCCCTGGAACCGCACGAGCAAAATTGTTTTTGTTGTAATTCGGGACATTGACCATAATGGAATTGTTCGTCCTAATGGATGTAATAGCACCACCGCCCAGGAGTGGTTCTCCTGAGATTCGGCTAAATGTACTATTGTATCCATTATAACCGGCTAGTTTCTGAAACGCTAGACCGGTTGGCAAGGACGTCGACTCCAAATACTGTGTTGAACTTGTTGTATGTGAGCGGAAAACAGCTATATCATCCACCCCATTTGAGGTTGAACTGTTGAACGCCAGTGTCCAATTAGTTGACCCTCGATAACCACAAAAAGCATGTGTGACCCACGAAATGGGTGTCATATTAGTAAACACGTACGGAGCTGTGCCCGTAGCTGTCAACACCTTTGTGGCTGAAAAGTTCGACGCAGGATTGTACCCGGGTGCCGCTGGCAAACGGCGAAACCAAGTAGACAATTTGATATTGGGTGACACCGCAGCATCTGAAGCTGTCCGCACCTGATATAGAGTTTGACGATGTAAAAGCGAGCGCAATGATGCTACGCATTCACCCATATTAACCCCATACCGTTCAGGTAAAACTGCCGCTTTAGTTCCAATCACCATAGTAGTTGGTACTAAGTCAGTGGCATCTTCACCCTGAAGGTTGAACATTGTTGGTCTACTACCATCATTGAGGTCTAGTTGTGGATTTGGCGCCGCAAACTCAAAATTGTCCCCTCCCGAAACGAAAAATAAAATATTCACTATAGAAGCGGAGGGGGCAGTTAGAGTATTCAAGACCCTAATGGAAATAGTTCCGTTGTCATAAACTGGACGTGGTGGCAATGGATTACCACCATTCCAATTTGGACTGAAAGGATCAACAGAGCGATCCACAGTTTTCCAACCTTCAGGCTGATGATACGGAATTTCGAAAGTCACATCATCATGTTCTCCAATATCGAGAATTTGAGTGTAAACTACGTTTTCCGGAGGGTCAACACCTGAAATGTCTCCAGCAGGGTCGTACGAAATTTTCAAACGACCCTTGTGGAACTTTGTGCAGACAACCTTCATGCGAATGTTTATGTCGCCGCGCCAATATGTAAAAAGCTTTCCAAAGTACGACAATGGTACTTGATAAGCTCGTACACCTACTTGCGCTGAAGAAGTGTTTTCCAATTCAATGCACGCATCTAAATTGGGATTAACCCGGCACATAAACAACTGGGACCCAGCTGTATCTGTCGTACTCCACGATGTTACAGCGAAATAACTTTCCTTTTTCTTGAGATAAGATAAAGCTAGTTCATCCTCTGCCCCCAAACTGTGGAAAGAACTGTCAATCGACAGTTCCTGTTTGGGGTCTACAGTGAGCTTTTGAACAGGTTGACCGATCTGCGTTGAAGCAAGATGCGGTGCAACAAGTGGTACAAAGGAATGGACGTCGGCAATTACAGGCACATTGGTGTACCCAAATAGCGAAGCCATCTTGCTTATCGCACTTGCTCCTATTTCTGTAGCTCGTGCAAAGCGCCCAATGATAGGCACTTTAGTGAGAGCACTGGCCACGGAGGCCACGGCCGAAGCCGGTAGCGAAATCGGTCCCGTACCGTACTCATCACCTTGCAACGACAGTTTGAGTGTGGAACCCATTAGTTGGACGTCTGTCATCCAAGCATAGGTCCGCAGCGTGACTGATGTAGTCCCTCCAGCGACTGCCAATCGCAGAGGGGCATAAACAACAGGTTGCAAACTACCAAGGGTAGCCACATCAGCCGCTGAGGTAACGTCTACCCAGTTCTTAAGATAGAAAAAGGGCAGCGTCATTTGCCCACCGGCATTAGCTTGTGGGTGCACAAAAACACCCGGTACCTGAGAATAAGGCACCAACAAAGGTAATGCCGAAATGGAATTGTTCCGAATCTTACCGGAGCTTGCATATGGGAAATAGCAATATCGTACGGCACCATACTGAAATGGTGTGCCATTGAGTAGAATCTTAATGTGTAAGTTTCCCCGCAAATATGCAAAGTTGTCGAGTTTCTTCTTGATAGCTGGCGATGAAAGAAACAACGACCAGGGATCAAAAGAAGACCCTAGATTTCCGGTAATATCGGATGTTGACCAGGTAGCTGTGTGAATCAATGTAGGGCGCGCCATAAAGCGACCCAACGTCAAATCATCAGTATCATCCACACGAGCTACAGGATTATCAGTTGTTGGCAATTCCAGCGTCTGACCAGCAGCATTGTCAATGAAACGAACTGTCTCACTCTCAATAACTGTGGCTTCGACACCGATACCACCCCCAACCAATGAATCCTCTGCTAGGTCTTCAGATTGAAGTGAGAATTTATTACTCCACTGTTCAGGCTTCTCTGCAACCTGTACAACGGGCGAAGTATTTCCGGTAACTTCACCAACACTGAATTCATTCTTCTGTGTATTTTTCTGTGACTTTTCTTGTTAAACAGAAGTGAATTGCCAAATCCAAATCTGCGCCCTAGCATGACATTTCCCAGAACTGGTCCTTCAGTTCCTGCCAGGTGGGAAGGGGTGTCTCACCTACAAAGTGATTGTAAGGTGAGCGCGCAATGAGCGTCATGAAAAACTCTCGCTTGCGTTCGAACGTCTCTCGTCCATACCAGAAGTATTCTCGGATAGCTGACTGAATAACAGCTACCATTTGAGCTTCAGGACAGATCGTGCTGGATGGGACCCAACACATGAGTGACTTCTTAATTGAGTCCTCATCGAGCGGACACACATACGCCCCCACATCCTTATCAAATACCCACTTTCTTTTCAAGAAGGCAATCGAATCAATGTGGACGTAGGGTACCGACTCTGACTCCTTGTCCGCCATGGTGTAAACCACGCCAATGTCCGCTAAAACATTCTGCACGTTTGTGTGCGTGAAATTGGGGACATGACTGGACACACCCATGGCATTGTCGTCGCCGTAGGTCATGAGCGCCACATTCTGCTTGAACGTGCGGACATCATAGCCCAAGGAGGCGTACGCGTACCGCATGTACAGACTATTGACCAACGAGTTGATGATCACGGTCAAAGGATGGCCAGATGGGTTAGTGCCATAGAACATCACGATCTCGCCACGAATATTCATGACAGGATATGCCACATCCGCTCCGATACCCATAATCTTGGAATACATAGCATCATCATGCCCCGCACGCTTGTGCAATTCGGCGATGATCCAGTACGCTGCCTGGATGAAATCCGCAATCATGTGCTTGTCGAACTTCGAGTAGTCTCCAGCTATGATACGCTCCAAACCAAATTTGGTCAGGTGCTCACGCAGTTGTTGCCACTCGATGGACTGGCACACGGTACCCGGACCTGCTTCAAAAGTTAACTTGTTGTCTTGAACAAGCTTCACAAAAGAGAGCAAGACCTTTCGCACAACGATCGACCAGTGTACCGGTCCACCAGCAAAAAGACGCGTTTTTGCAGCTTCCTGTTTGGCGAAAGTGACCGGTTCATCCTTGAGGTGCCCCATGAATACTGGGAAAGCGCGACGCTGCTCCTTGTAGCAAGTTTCTACATCTCGCACCTTCTCCCAGATGTCTTCCGGAAAATCAACTCCATTCGGATATTTTTCCGTGTGGATAGGTTCCAGGAATTTCTTCTTGGGTGTGTTCCAAGGGAAACCCATAGAGCTGTTAGTGTTCAATTTGTCTACATAACGCACTCCAGGGAGTCCATTCACCGCGGCCATATCACTCAACTCTACCAAAGAGCCTTCCCAGCCCTTCGGTAATTCTCGAATGATGTCTTCGAGGTATGCACGCTTGCAGTCCTCCAAAATACCACGGTCATAATCGACCGTAGGCACTACCATCTCCTTGACATTGTTGCGAATCGGCAACCAACCATCCATTTGGGGCTTG